GGATTATTAGTTAATGAAATAGTTCCTGCGGAAAAAACTTGGTCACTTAAACTAGAAATTCCAGAAACATTCAGTTGACTTAAATTAGAAGTAGAGGAAACATTCAGTTCACTTAAATTAGAAGTAGAGGAAACATTCAGTTCACTTAAATTAGAAGTAAAAGAAACATTAAGACTTCCAATGTTAACATTACTAGTAATATTAACATCACTATAAAAAGTGACGTTTTCATTAAAAACTGCGGGAGAACCTGTAACTTGAATGTCTGACATATTTCTATCCTATGGATGGTACTCCACCACCAAATGCAGGTCTAGTTTTATCAGCACCTACATAAGTTCCAGCAAAACATTGTTCACCGAATGTAGATCCTTCTGGAGGTAGATTTCCTGTCAGTGCATCACAATCTGCCTTGTTTGCCTTCAGAAGAATTTTACCAGATCCAGAATCTAATGTTATATTTCTTCCAGCCTTGAGGTCAATATCTTCATCAGCCTCAATCATAACATTTTGTGCTCTTATTCTTACTCTACCATTTTTCTCTGCAGTAATACATACATCACCATTTCTTCCAGATATAACAATATCAATTCCAGTTGAAGAACTCTTTTGACCTGCAATAATTTCTATCGACTGGTCATTATATAGTTTATAAATTCCACCTTCAGTAAGACTTGTAACCGATACTTCCTTATTATCTGTGGTAGAGTACTGAGTATGAACATCAGTACCGTTAGCACCCATTTGAGGATTGGCAACATCACTCCTGACTTTAGGTCCATCACTCTTAAGCTTACGACCCTGCCAATTTTGTTTATTTTTTGATCTTGCAGGCATCAGCTAACACAATCGATAGATTTAATAGGAGTTCCAAATCTTCCTGCAACTGTTCCTACTATTGGTCTTAATACAGCCCCAAATCCAGTATCAGACTTGACAGTAAGTGTTGGAAGATCCGTAACTGCTTTATTTATGGGGTTAACCTTAACGATTCTTCCATCAGATACATTGAATGTATATGCATTTCCAAGATTATCGTTTATAACATCAGTTTCAGAATAATTTTCTCCAGTTTCTTGTATTAAGATATCCTCAAGATAATAATCTGCTTCTAAATCTATTGGGTAGTTTTCTCCTTCAGAAATAATATAGATGTATTTGATTGTTCCATCATCATTTAATACTGACCTTGCTACTACACCATATCCTTGCCCACAATTATCACTAATATCAACAAATGGTGGGAAGAAGTAACCAGAACCAGCATTTAAAAGTTTGACTCCAATAATACTTCCAGTTTTACTAGATCCACTACCAACTATATCACCAAGAAGAGGAATTGCTTGAGCACCAGTTCCACCGCCACCAAAAATTTCAACTTTCGGTGGACCACAGAATTTCGGAGTACCTGCATAACAACCATTAGCACTTGGAGAACCAATATTTGCAGCAGATGCAAATGAACTGAAAGAGTCTATTAAACTCGATGCAGAATTTAGTAATCCTGTTGCCTGACTCAGTGCATCACTAACGCCATTTGCAGCTTTAGCAAGAGTAGATCCAATATTATTTGCTCTTTCCAATACGTCATCAAAATTAATATTATTTTGTGGTTGTTGACCATACCCTATTGTCCATTTCTCGACCATCCCTCTAGTTTTATTTGCACTTTGCCCACAATCTAATGAAGCACTTGTTCCAGAAATTGAACCTTTTCTTAGAATATCTGATACACTGAATCCACCCGCAAACTTAAGAACTGGTCCTAATCCAGAAATTGCAGAAGATAATCCACCAGAAATATTATTGAAGATGTCATTTATCAAAGTTCCAGCAAATTGATTAGCAACACATGAAGTGAAATTTTTAACAGCACCCAATGCTACCTTTAACATTCCTTTTATAATATTACCCAGTCCGCCAACTATATTTCCACTTAAACATGCTATTTGAGATTGTAAGTTTTTTACTGGATCTACCATCGCCTCTTGAGCGGCAACACCAGCTTTATGAGCGACTGATTCTATCCTAGTAGCTGCAAATACTAGAGCATATGTAACATCATATAATGATTTTAATCCAGAATTAATGATTGGAATCATCTTGGTATATGCCTTATTGACGGCATCTCCCACCATTTGATTTGTTATTGCTTGAATTTTTTCAGAAACTCTATCTATTTCACTTTCAATATTATTAAGAAAACCTCCTGCATTTTCTATTTTCTTTGCAAGATTTGAAATTTCTGTAGATATTTTATTAACTGTTGTGTTTTTAGTAGTATTTCCTAATTGAATGTCTTCACCTATTGCAGAAAAATAAGATATTTCATCACCTGGAGATAATGAAATACTTTTTGCCAGTGCTGGAGATACGTGGCGTGGAGACTTTTGAGATTCTGAGTTTGATTCGTTGGATTGACTTGCTTTTAAAGTTCCGTTCGGTTTCTTAACTTTATCGGTATACCCAGTAAATGGTTGAAATGGATTTTTATAATCTCCAGTCCCCACTGCGGCAGTTCTACCAAAGCATCCCATAATTACTGGAATCTGAGCATTATCACCGTCAAGGAAAAATCCTAGTACAACATCACCTGGAGATATTTTTACAGAAGTTGAATTATTTCCGGCACCCGTTCCATCAGTCGTAGATAATAAACATTGTGCCCATGGTAAATCTTGATTTGGTAATTCGGTTTCATCATTTGGATGATAACCCATGATACGAACTTTAAATCTATTTCCCCATCCACCGCCATTAATTTGATCTCCATGAGAAGATTCTGGTGGTATTTGCCCTACCCACCAACGAAATCCATCTCTACCAACAAAATTACTTTTAAGAAGTGATTGGTCAATCATTTGTTATTCGTTCCGTAACGTCCAAAAGTGTCTCTAATCAATTTCATAGAAGTGTATGATGCAGTAGAATCAAAATGATGACATAGTTCTTTAATCATATATAGACCGCTTTGGTCTTTATCATATTCTTCTTTATTGGATCTAGTTATAGTTGGAAACTTACATGAAATCACATCACCAGCTTTTAGATTAGTATTCAATGGAATCATCATATTCAAAGTCTGAGTAAACAATAAGTTATATCTCATAATTGCCTGAGATTGATATTTGTCAGGTTCTGCATTGGTTTCAATTGAGACATCTTTTTCCATTGTTCCAACATCAAGGATGCCAGTTAAAAATCTCGTCGGAGTTTTTCCAAGGTCTACATCAGAATCACTTGAAATTTTAGGTAATGTCACCGATTGCCCAAGATTTTTTGCCTTTCCTGCATAATCTTCTAGTTTAAAAAGACCCTTTTGGGGACTAGTGAATTCGAATGTTAATGGATTATAAAACATCCTATAACTAGAATAAGTTCCCATTCTTAACTTTTCAATTAAGTTTTGGTTTTGTTCTGTATTGTAACTTAAGATTTTGAAATCATTTGAGGGTAAATCAGAAGTTCCTTCGTATTCAACTGATGATTGATTGACCTCGGTAAATGTATATTCTGCAATAGGGTCTTGTGATATTAACTTATCCAATGACCTAAATTGAAATCCGTCTTGTGTCTGATAGAATACGAATCCAGCGGTTGCATCTCCTGAAGATTCTGGTACTGCCTTAGATGCCAACCATACCAAAACACTAAAGGGCTTCTTCATATTTCCCAAAAACCCATACTTATTTGATGATTTATCAATAGTTCCAATCTGAGATGTTTTAAGATAGTTTTTTAAAATATCATTTACAGATTCATCTATTGTTGATGTAACTGGATATTTTTTACCTACTCTAGATGTTTCATTTGCAAATGCTTCACGAGAAACTAGATGAAGTGTGAATGATTCTCTTTGAGTATCTGAGATAATATCACTAATACTTGAAACATAAAAATATCTTGTGGCATCCGTAGAAAAATCTAGTCCTTTATTTGTACTTGAATTTGCCGCAATTTTAATTGATACTCTTTCTGCACCTCTTAGAGGTAAACCATTATAAATTGATTGCTTCTCACCACTATCTTCAGAAGCAATCGTATCACCACCATTGATAATTCTCAATTTAGCAGTAATAATTGGAGAGAAAATATCCTCATAATAATCAATAGATACTGTACCAACTCTAAGATCAATTGTTTTTTCCTGATCGTTAGACTCAATTATAATTTCTTCGTAAATAGATTGTTTTGTTGACATTATGTGTATGCTAAATCTAGAAGTAAGTGATTCTTGATAAGACTATTTAATACTTTTGATTTATCCATTGCTGGCATCATCATCGGTGCTGGCTGGGCACCTACATTTTGGGGAGCCTGCATTTGCTGTTGTGGAATATCATTTATTATAGCAACTTGTGGTGCTCTTCTAGAAGTAGAAGGAACTTGTTGCCCTGGTTTTGGTAGTGCTATTTGTGCTGGAGGAATTATATTGGCAGATGGAACTGCTGGTGCAACAAACCCTTGTGGAGGTTTTGTAGAGAAAATCATCACGTCTGTATATGGATCTGGATTTAACTCACCACCATAAGAGGTTCCAGCCATGTTCCTAGTCGCTTCCATATGGATATGTGGTCCTGTTGACTTTCCACTATTTCCACTTCTGGCAAAAGGTCTTCCTGCTGGAATATCACCACTTTTGATTAATTGAGAACTCAGGTGGGCAAATCTAAGTCTTATATTCAATGAAGGAATTATAATGTCAGTGTAATACCCATATCCACGTTGAAATCTTGCCTCCACAACTTTACAAGGATACTTACACGAAATGTAAGTTCCTATATTACAAGCTAAGTCAATTCCCTTATGTGCTCCACCTCTACTTAAATATGCATCACTTTTTATAGTAGATTGAACTTTAGCATTAACTGCAATTCTTTTACTTGGATTTATTGCTGCCGATGTAGGTGCTGATGTGGTTTGTGCTGGAGTTGGTTGTGCTGGAGTTGGTTGTGATACTGATGTACCCAGTGACTTTTGGTACACGTTCTGCACTGACTTCAAACCTTTAGTTGGTTGATCCAGTCCAATTGTTTTTCCAGGGAATGAAGCCCATTGTCTACCTAGAAAGGAAGATACTTTTGGACTCATTCCTTCTTTTGCTAACAATTCTTGAGTAACACCATATTGTCTAGCTAATTCTATGGCAGCTTTATCTTGATTTGCTGGACTAAAATCTTTTAATCCAAGTTTTCTAGCAAGTCCGTCCCAAGTAGTACTCAAAAACTGATATCTTCCTGCAGCATCAGAAGCATAACCATTACTTCTTTGAATTTTTCTAGGGTGGTCTTCAAATCCACTGAATTGTTTTCCAGTGAACATTGTATTATATCCATCGTTTGGATATTTTGCGGTTCCTTCAGCGAAGGCAATTGAATCCAACATTGCTCTCTGCTCTTTTGTTCCAGCACCTCCACCACCAGTTGTAACAGTTCCAGTTCTTTCTCCAGCACCAACTTGTTCTGGAGCAACTGTTAAATCATCACCAAATCCTGCAGCAGTTTCACCTGGCATTTGTCCAAGAGGAGTTGTAACAGAATTAATACCATCACGTATTCCAGTTTGTAAATCTGAAAATGTATTCTGAAGATCAGTAAAGGCACTTTCAACTCTATTACTTGTATCAAATATATCCAAAGTTACAAGGTTAGTTAAAACTGCCCCTAGTAGTCTTGTTGACCCACTGAATATTTTTCCAATATTTTTTACAAAATTTCCTAATATTTGTCCAGCCGTTTTAATTCGAGTAATTAAATTCTCAGCCATTCTAATAATATTGGGTAAATTATAAACCAACCACCCAACAATAAAGGATCCTATGGCATCCATTATCCTTCCAAGAAATCCTTTGGTACTATTTTCTACTATATTTTGTCCAGATTTAGCAACCGCTCCAATCTGACTTGCTTCAAGTGTATCTTCTGATATTTTTCTCCTTGAATTTTCTCTCCTTTTATTAAATAACTTTTGATCATTTACTATTGCTTCTCTCTTTACCTTTGTCTTCTTAAATAATATTTTACCAATCCCAACAGAAGTTTTTGCAGCAGAACTGAAACCACTACGAATAGTTTTAAATTGATTTTGTATTTTTACAGATGGTTTTAAGGTAGTTACTGCCATATTACATTACAACATTGTAGTTTACTTGAGAATACAATGCATAAAAATTATCAGGATTGGAAGAATCTATAGAAGGAACATCACTTGCAGCGCCAGGTTGAGATGCTAATACAGTATCAGGTCTTCCCTGTGCCCCAGGAACAGAAGACATCATGATAACATTTGGCTTTGCTTCTGGTTCCGGACCAACCTTTGCAGCGGCACTTGGAACGCTTTGGGTTTGTGCTGGAGTAATAGATGCTGGTTGAGATTGTCCAGTTCCTCCCGATTCAACTGGTGCTGCAACTTCTCCAAATTCTGCAGGAGTAGAGAAATCCATGCCTTCTGGAACATCTTTCATTTTGCCAGGATCAAATGAAAGTTCTGCAGAAGATGGCATCATTGGTGTAGATGGAGTTGCAGTAGATGCAGGTTTTGCTGGTGCTGGCGCTGGTGCTGCTGCTGATGGTTCGTTGAATGCCTTTTCTTTTGCTGCTTTAGTTTTATCCCCCTGCTCAGTAACTTGACCCACTCTTCTTTTGAGGGAATATGCATCTATTAACAGCGATACTGCAGTTCCTGGTCCGGCAAAAGTGCCAGCAATTCCAGATGCAAATTCTAAGCTAGCCCCAAATGGATCTCCGGCATATAATCGTTCTATACCAAATGCACCTCCAGCTAGTAGGCTTACTCCAGGAAACTTTTTGAATAATGATTTTCCTGCAGTTTCCGCACCTTCTTTGGCTATTTGTTTTCCTGCCGCTTGAGACGCTTCAGTTCCAACTGCTTTCGCTGTTGCAGTTGCTGCCGTTTCTGCTGCTTGAGTTCCAGTCACTTTTGAAATAATAGAAGTAGCGCCAGATGCTATACCTTTTCCAGCGGCAACAATTCCATTTGCTATGGCACCCAAACCTTTAAATAATAATCCAACTCCACTCACCAGGAATTTGGCAAGTAATTTGGTTACTCCCGTTACAATTCCAATAATACCCCTAAAGGTTTTGTTAATTACTTGCAGTCCTTTAAATACTGCAGTAATACTACTTACAATAGTATTAAAAATCTGTTGAAGTAGATTTTGGTTGTTCTGGGAATCTGCCCTGAACATATCCAAAATATTAGTAGTCAACCATCCCAGTAAAAATATACTTAGAGCTTCTTGTAATTTTGCAAATATTGATTGTGCCTGTGCGGTTACTACTCTAATGGGTGCAAGTATAGCATTTTGGAGTTTTTGCTCAAGTTGACTTTCCTTTCCTGCCCTTACACCTTCTTCTGTTAATTTAGTTTCTTGTAGTTGCTCTTGTATTTGCTGCTTTCTTTCTAGTTCTGCATCTGTAACTAATAATTTATTATTTTGTTTAAAGGAATTACCTAAATCCCTAACATTTACTGCAATTGTTTGTAAATTAGTCTGAATATTTCCTAATTCTTTTTGAAATGCTACTATTGATTCTGATTGCGATTTCCTTAATGTCCCTACTTCTTTTTGGAGTTGTACAATAGTATTACTTTGTCTTACTACGATTGCCGAAGTTTGAGGGTCTCCACCACCTCCACCGCCGCCACCGCTTATGACAGAACGAGAAACAGTTCTTGCCGCAACAGTAATAGTGGGTCCGATTGGAGATGCTAGGCTAGCCATTCGCTTGATTCTTCAAGTTTTCTTCTTCAATGTACTGTTGAAGTAGTGAGATATAAACGTCTCTTTCCCACGGAATCATATTTTCTAACTCCGTCAAAGAGTATTTATGATGCTGAATCAAAGCAAAATTTGTCTTGTAGTATGACTCAATACTTTCATGAGCCATACCTACGCGAAAAAAGCCGATAGTCCCTCCAGCAGAACTTCACTTTCGACTCCAGTATTTGGATTTTTAATCTCAATAGTATGAGAAAGTTTCGGCATGGTTTCAAAGAATTTTTCAATTTCTTTGAACTGTTTTGAACTTAACTGATCAAGAAACTCCATTACCTCTTTTTTAGTAAAGTCACTTGTATTCCAAGATTCTTCTTCATTATAAATTTGCTCAATACATGAAGAAATCAAATCAAATGTATCATCAACACTAATATCTGTTGTTGAGAAATTCGATTTAACAAATTCGTCCATTGATGGATACTTCATTCGCAAAGTTAAATTCTCATCTAAAACAATATCTCTATTATGTTCTTTGGGAACATGGACTCCAATATCATCTAGGTTAATTGAAACCGGAACCTGAGTAGTTTCATCATCTGGGCATGTGATAAGCACATCAACAGTTTCCCCAACTGACTTTCCACGAATATTTAAAAATAGATATTCGATGTCAAAAGTAGAAAGTTCATTAACTTTAATACCCTTCGAAAGAATGCAGTTAGTGATAACGTTCTTAACTGCAAGTGCGATTTGTTTAGGATCTTCACTTTCCATCGCAATGATAAGAATTTTTTCTTCTTTGACTAGAAAAGGTCTATATCTAATTTTCTTTTTAATAGAAGGTAGTTCCAACTCATAAATTGGAGTTGCAATTCTTGGTAACGGCATAATCTTTGGATTATTAAAAATTCAGATACTTTATTTAGATGCTCACATTGAAGTATCCACTACTAAATCCACTATCACTGCTGTTTACTGGGGTACTATTACTCTTTAAATAATTTTGTAAATCTTGATTTGAATTTTGCTTGATATCCTTATTATTTTCATAAGGAACTTTTTGAGCTAATTCCTCAATGTTGGTTGCGTTTCTATTCGTCAATCCTATATTTGATAAAACATTATTTGCCAATTGACGTTTTACATCTAAACTATATGCTTTTCCACAAACATATCTCTCATAATTAAATGATGCACTGACGACTAACGTAGAAGATGATTCATACGAAACTCCAACAGAAGACATAGAAACTGGAAAAAGTCCAAAAAAGTTATATTCTAATTCATTTCTACTATTATAATCTCGATTAAATTTTGTAACTTTTGTATAATCAATTTTATATTCATCAGGATAACGCATTTTAAAGAAATAATCACTTGTTGTTGGAACTACTCCAGAAGCACCAGAAATATATTCCATCCAGTGCTCTAAAAATTTAATTACTTTATATTCCTTATCAACATAAAAAGTTAAATCAATAGGAGTGAATATCCTAGTATGAGCAACTTTCTCCATCAATCCAGTATAATTTCCTGTAATATCTGCAGTTGCAAATGTTGACCCAGGAAGAGATGCAGAATTGCAAAGTAATCCAACAGTTTCTCCAATAAATCTAGAATCAACTCCTCGATTACTTAAATGATCCCTAAGTCCCTTTTGAAAACCACCAAATTGCACTTCATAATGAGAAGTCTGGGCTAGATTTGTAAATATTGGTTTAATATCAGATATTTTACGTGGCTTTACTGGCACTCTAAATACCTATTATGGAAATATTGTAATTATTTAGATGGCATATAAAGGAAAATATTCACCCTCATTCCCAAAAAAATATAAAGGTGATCCCACAAATATCATCTATCGTTCTTTATGGGAAAGAAAATTCATGAAATACTGTGATTTGAATGAAAATATCTTGGAATGGGGTAGTGAAGAAATTGCATTACCATATGTTTCACCCATTGACAATAGAGTACACAGATACTTTCCAGATTTTTATATCAAAGTAAGAGAGCAAAACGGACAAATCAAGAAGTATATTATAGAAATCAAACCAGCAAAGCAGACAAAGGAACCAGAAAAGAAAAAGAAAATAACAAAAGGTTATGTTTATGAAGTGGTTGAATATGCAAAGAATCAAGCAAAGTGGCAAGCTGCAAAGGAATTTTGTGATGACCGCCAATGGGAGTTTAAAATTCTTACAGAAAACGAACTAGGTCTTAACTAATGCCAAGAAAAACATTAAGGCAGAGAACAGGGAACCCAGTAAGCGAAACAAACGAACTTAATAGAGTTCGTCAAATTTTGGATGATTTATCTGGAATTGAAGATCCTGATGATTTAATGATAGAACTTTTGAACGTATTGAATGAAGGTACTAAATCTGTTATTCCAGGAAATTATTATACATTTGTATATAATCCAAAAACACCCCTAATACAGTACGATCAGAATCCTCTTGTTGCAGTTACCGGTATATTTAATTGGGGATTTAGGGGAATTAATTTACATTGGAATCAACCAAGGCAATATACCTGGGATGAAATACCTGGAGGAGTATATCAAATAAGACCAGA